CAACCTAAGAAGCCTGTGAAGATCATCAAGCAGGGCACACCAGAGCATGACTGGGCAAAACTAGACTACGAACATCGGCGTGATTACAACGGAAGAGGTAGGCGTGTGGTTCCTAACGGTGGCGCTAAGTTGACAAGAGATAAGGGTTACTTCATTGACTGTGGTTCAAATGGTCGTTTCGGACAGAGAGTAATATATGGATATTGATAAGGATACCCTTCTCAAATACTCAAAGATCACTGATGCTCAACGTAAGGTCAGGGATTCCGGGTACTTTGTAGGGGAAGTAATGGATAGGTTCCTCAACGGAACCAACATGGCGGGAATTAAACTGCCTTTTCACGTGTTCGACGATCTGTTTAGGCTGAGAGCGCAGGAGTTAACGGTACTGGCAGGTATCAACGGCGCAGGTAAGTCCATGATCGCAGGTCAGATGATGATCAGCGCAATGGAGCAGGGTTATAAGTGCCTGTCCATCTCACTGGAGATGTCCCCCGCCAGTCAGATGGCACGCATGATCCGGCAGTGTAGCCTTCAGAAGAACCCGGAACAGGACGCTGTACTGTCCTATGCCGCATGGTCACATGAGAAGATGTTCTTCTACGATCAGCATGGTAGCGTTGACGCACGGACGTTACAGTCAATCATACGCTATGCTGTAGACGTACATGGTGTGGACTTTGTATTGGTTGATTCACTTATGACCATGAGCATGGCTTCAGACGATTGGAACGGGCAGAAGGATGTGGTCTGTTCACTGGCTAACCTAGCCCGCAACCTAGATATTCACTGCTGTCTGGTGACTCATGCTAGAAAGGGCAACAGCATCAAAGATAGGCTAGACAAGTGGAGCGTAGCAGGTAGTGCTGACATAACCAACAGGGCAGACAATGTGATTATCATGGGTCGCCTGTACGAAATGGACGGTGCTGATGCTTACCTTTCACTGGCTAAAGCCAGACACTTTGACGGGGCTGAGATGGACATAGACCTGAAGTTCGACATGGGTAGCCTCAACTACTATATGTCTGGGACTATGCCACAGCAGACAGGAATGGATGTTATCGGCAAGGCTGAACCTACCGATGGCATACATGGAAACTTAAACATGGCAGGATTAACATGAAGCGTTATTACAGCAACGATGTAGTTAAGATACAGGAGACACAGTACAATCACGAACTTCACAGTATCAAGTTAGATAACAATAGATTCTACACAACGGAGGAACTAGCAGACATAGCAGACACAATCAAATCATATGCACAGGACGCTGACCTGATTGAGAAGTTGTATTGAAAACACAATCAGGAAAGGCAAAGGGTCGCAGGCTTCAGCAGTGGGTAATGTATCAGATACTTGATCGCTTTACCGGACTTAAAGAGGATGATGTGACATCACGTAGTATGGGGTGCGGAGGTGAAGATGTACTCCTATCCCCTAAAGCAAGGGCTAAGTTCCCATTCAGTATCGAAGCAAAGAATACTGAGCGACTCAATTTACACAAGGCATACAGTCAGTGTGTAGATAACAGCAAGGAACTACACGAACCGCTATTAATAGTTAAGAAGAATCATTCCAAACCCCTAGCGGTTGTTGATGCGGAGTGGTTTATAAAAAACTGGAGAACATAATGAGATCAATGATGGACGAACTATTTTCCCCAATAAAATATTCGGGGTATATGCAAAGCAGGATCGGGTCTGGAACTAAAGATGACCCATTTAAAATAACTAAACACAAACTGGTAGAAAAGGTGTATCACGGTTGGTATGATGAAGATGGTTCATACCATGAAGTTTTGGTACGTAATGAAATTCCAGAAGCAATTAAAAAGGACGTTGAATAATGACCCCAAAAAATAACAACAAAGAACGTGCGCTCAAGCGTCCATTTCCTATCGGTTCGGTATCCTTTCGCAAGGGTCCGGGAGGTAGTAAGGAACTAGCATATATCACAGCACGTGACGTGATGCAAAGACTTGATGAGGTGTTCGGTGTTGAGGGATGGTCTGACTCATATGAGTTTATCGGTGGTCGGATGATGTGTAACCTGACCTGTAACTTTGGTGGCACACTGGTATCCAAATCAGATGGTGCTGATGACAGTCAGATCGAAGGTGCGAAGGGTGGTATCTCAGACGCTCTCAAACGGGCAGCAGTGAAGTTTGGTATCGGTCGATACCTCTACCACCCAGGAGCATTCAATGGCCGTCAGCCGTCAGCATGGGCCACTCCTGATGGGTATGACAAGATGATGGCGGAAAGAGACAAGGCATCCGATGAGGAATTCAGGGAAGGGTTGGGTAAATGAATGAGTTTAGAACTGAGTTAGGACTCAACATATTCAAGAACAAGTACGCCCAGAATCAGTATGAGACATGGGCAGACAGGGCACACATCGTGGTTGATGCTGTTGCAGGTACTAACGGTGGCACTGATCAAGCCTTGATGACCAAGGAAGAACGTGACCAGTTGGTTGAGTATCTGGTTGACTTCAAGTGGTTGCCGGGAGGTAGGTATCTGTGGTACGCAGGACGTAAGGCTAGGTTTTATAACAACTGTTATCTACTCAGGGCTGAGGAGGACAGCCGTGAGGAGTGGGCAGACCTTTGGAAACGTGCAGGGTCTTGCCTAATGACAGGTGGTGGTATTGGTATTGATGTAACAAACTTCAGACCGAAGGGTCGCACACTGTCCAAGACAGGTGGCGTTAGTAGTGGGCCTATCCCATTTCTGTTAGCCACCAATGAGATTGGACGCAACGTAATGCAGGGAGGTTCACGACGATCTGCAATGTACGGTAGCATGAACTGGCAACATGAGGATGCACAGGATTTTCTGAGAGTTAAGAACTGGACTCCAGAACAAAGAGCAGCCAAAGAAGCAGACTTCAATTCTCCCGCACCATTGGACATGATGAATGTATCCCTGAACTACGATGACGCATGGCTCAAGGACAAGAGCAACCCAGTGTTTCTGGAGAACGTAAAGCAAGCAATGAAAACTGGTGAGCCGGGATTTAGTTTTAACTTCGGTGACAAGCAGAATGAAACGCTACGCAATGCGTGTTGTGAGGTAGTCTCTGAGGATGACAGTGATGTATGTAACCTATCGTCTGTCAATATGTCCCGCATCGAATCAGTTGAGGAGTTCAAAGATGTGGTTCACTTGGTGACTAAGTTCCTAGTGTGTGGTCTGGAACGTGCTGAACTACCCTATCAAAAGGTATACGATGTACGTCAGAAGAACTCACGGTTAGGTCTGGGTCTGATGGGAATGCATGAGTGGTTACTCAAGCGTGGTCATAAGTATGAGGTGACTGATGAGTTGAAGCAGTGGCTCAAGGTCTACCGTAATGAGTCTGACCATACGTCAAGAGATTTTTGTAATGAGTTGTACCGTGTGATCCCAAAGGGGGTACGTGCAATCGCCCCTACTGGAACGATCAGCATTCTAGCAGGTACTACATCAGGTGTTGAGCCTGTCTACTCAGTAGCATTCAAGCGTAGATATCTCACTGATGGTATACGTTGGAAGCATGAGTTCGTAGTAGATGGTACAGCACAGGTTCTGATTGAGATGGGTATCAACCCTAACAAGATTGAATCAGCAGTTGATCTGGCGCAAGACCCAGAAAGACGTATCAAGTTTCAACATGATGTTCAAGCCTATGTGGATCAGGCTATCAGTAGTACAATCAATCTACCGGCATGGGATACTGAGCATAACAATGCTGATCTTATTCCACAGTACGTAGGTTGGATTCAGAAGTATGCAAAGGGTCTACGTGGTCTGACTGTCTACCCTGACGGCGCACGTGGTGGTCAACCGATTACCTCAGTACCATATGAAGAGGCAATCAACAAGAAGGGTATGATCTTTGAGGATAACTCAGAGGAACAATGTCTATCAGGAGTATGTGGTATATGAGACAAGATGAATTTCATCAACAACAACTAGAGCAACAACAACAGGAAACTAAAATGAGTACATATGAGCAAAAAGCAGGAACGATTTCAATCTTCAACTCCGACAAAGAGGGTAATGAAAAGCGCCCAGACTTTACCGGCAACATGGTAACCGAAGGAGGGGAAAAACTTCAGGTGTCACTGTGGTGGAGTGAGTCGCAGAAGGGTACGAAGTACCTATCAGGTAAGGTGCAAGCACCATACCAAGGTGGTGGGTCAGGTGGAGGAAGTCATTCTTCTGGTGGTGCGACTGACGTACCGTTCTAATGCCTGTCTGTAAATCTTGCGGGGTGGATAAGCCCCGCAAGGAATTTAGACGATACAGAAATGCCGGACGTAATAGAAATAGCAGTGGAATATATAAAACCTGTAAACCCTGTCACAATGATAAGTACAGGGATTATAAAAGGAGGTGGGACCTAGAAAATAAGTATGGAATAACCTTGGAGGAATACGATGAGATGGCAAAGGATGGCTGCGATATATGCGGTAAAACAAGTGATGAGAATAAAGTGTATCTAGCAGTAGACCATGACCATGAGACAGGAAAGGTAAGGGGCGTACTTTGTGGGGTGTGTAATACAGGACTAGGCAAACTAGGAGATAACGTGGAAGGATTAACAAGAGCATTGGAGTATTTAAATGCAAGTAATTAAGTATCATGATGGACAGGAGGTGGAGTTAAACTTTGATAAGAAACTCCACGCCTACAGGGTGGACGGTAAACCAGTTGCGTCAGCAACCAAGGTACTGTCTGTAATATCTAAACCCGCATTAATACCGTGGGCTTTGAAGCAAGGAAGTGAATGGTTAGAGAGGAACCTTTTTATAGATGACGATGAAGATGACAAAGTTAAACCGTTTAAGTATACAAGTAGGCTTGGACTTGGAGCAATTATCAAGGGTGTTAAGTCGGCGTATAGAGGCAGTTCAGGCAATGCGCTTGAGACTGGATCGACAGCGCACCAGTGGATCGAAGACGCATTGGAAGTCTTTATTGGCACCGAAGGTAATTTTGGCGATGATAATCTACCGGACTTACCGGATGATCCGGATGCCTGTAATTCTATTGAAGCGTTTAAGGAGTGGGTAGGAGATAACGACATTGACTTCTTATCTAGTGAGGAAAAGATATACAGCAGGCAGGACAACTATGCAGGTACATTGGACTGTGCAGCATACGTTAACGGTAGCCTGTGTATTATAGACTGGAAGACAAGCAAGGGTATATACCCTGAGTATCATCTACAAAATGCAGCATACGCACAGGCATGGGAGGATATACATGGTAAGGCAGTGGAGCAGACATTGGTTCTGCGTTTGGATAAAGCAACAGGCAGGTATCAAGAAGGGTTTCAATCCAGAGTGGAATGGGTAAGAAACTATGAGGCATTCGTCAGCGCCTTAAACCTGTACAACAGATTGAAGGAGTTGAAATGACTGACAAAAGTGAAGAGAGTATTGGGTCGATGGTTGAGTTCCACGTGAAGTCAGCGTTGACAATACTGGATGATGTAGTTTATAATAGGGTAGTCGATCCAGAGATGGTATCTGAATACCTTTACGAACCCATGGTTAATTCGGAGGATGATCATGAGCAAGAAGTCTGGAAAGCGATACGAAAGTACATCGAAAGATGAGGTAGTATGGGGTAAGGGATCATCCTTTAACGTATGTGATTCAGTTGGAGGTACTAACTGGGGTGCTGAAAGATACAGGACTATGGACAATAAATGGAAGTTCATAATCACTAATCATTGTGGCACTGGTACATGGTACGATCACTACGGGATGGGTGAGTTTGATACAGTTGAAGAACTGAATCTAGCAATTATAAATACGGTGGCAAGAAAGAATGGAAGAGAATATTGAGTTGACTTGGTACGAAGCAAAGTTAGCAACTGAGGTGGGCGTCAATAGATGCCTATCCTCATGGGCTAAAGGCAGTGAAAACGCAGCCGGGTATAAACCTAAAGACCTTTTCGATACCAACATAAAGGCAGCAGCCAGTGAGATGGCGGTGGCTAAGTACCTTGGTATCTACTGGGATGGTAGCGTGAACACATACAAGTCACAGCCAGACCTAGCACCAGACATTGAGGTGCGAATGAGTATGATGATTCCACCCTGCCTAATTATTAGACCTAACGACAAGGAAGGTATGCGTTATGTACTGGTCAA